GTGTTGGCGTTATCGATGCTGACGGGGTTTTTGATTATTCAAGCGCAGTACCCGACGCCGGGGCCGTGCAGATTTATCATACCAACCCGACGCTCACTACTTTATTTAGTCTTCGAGACCCTGTCGTGGATGGCAGTTTTACTGGGTTATCACTCTTGTTTGATCGATCAATGCTGGAAGCTGAGCAAGAACAGTTTTTACCCAATATCTTTGCGAACATATTTGTCAAAGACCGGCGGCGCGTGTATTTCGTCCCAGCAGCAGCTGGAAGTGTAACTGCTGTTCTACCTGTTGAATTTGATGTAATTGCGGATCTAAAAGCTGGGGGTCAACTTGCTGGGGTCTTACCCATTGAATATAACGTGGTGGCAGACTTAAAAGCAGATGGTCAACTAGTGGGAATCCTTCCCATTGAATTTAATGTAGTAGCTGATTTAAAAGCAGATGGCTTACTCAGTGGAGTTTTACCCATAGAGTTCAATGTTCTTGCTAGTTTAATTGCTCAACTTGGAACTACTCTCTCCATCGAATTTAATACTGTTTCAAGTTTAACGGGTCAGGGAAAACTGGATGCTGTCTTGCCAATTGAATTTGATATTGTCGCCAATTTAATCAATGGCTCGGGTGAACTTGATGCTGCGCTGCCGATAGAATACAGCGTCATTGCTAGTTTGATCGCTGATGGTCAGCTTATTGCTACCCCTCCCATAGAATTTGGTGTCGTCGCCGATTTATTAAACGCGACCGCTGGTGCTCTATCAGCGGTGGTCCCAATAGAATTCAACGTCGTAGCTGCTTTAAGTAATGCAAGTATTCCGATTTTTCCTTTTATTGATCGGCGTCATATTGCAGCCTTTGTTAATTGATAGGAGATCGTTATGGTGGAATATGTGGATGAGTTCAAATTTCCTGCGGATCGAGGATTTACGGGTTCTGCAGGTCAACAACCTGTAAAGGGATATATGCGTGGCGGGTATGTGAAAAAGACAGGTACCGCTAATGCTATGAAAGGTGGGCATATGAAGTATGACGATCCTGGGCCGCTCCCTAAGAACGTCAAGGCTCACGGAGGCAAGATGTCGACACATGACAAGCTTGTATACGAAGGTGGCAAGATGGGTTATGCCTATGGCGGGAAAGTAACGGAAAGTGATACCTCGGGCGAGTTCGTACAAACTCGGGGGAAGCAGGCTACGATGGACAACGCTAATTATCCTCCAGGGTATGCAGGAAACCAGCGGGATAAGGAGTCAGGTCCAAGGAAGAAACTGAGACCTCGTTTCAAGCATGGTGGTGTACATCATGTTCGCGATGTAGGTGCGATGAAGGGGGGCTATATGAAAAGTGGTATGGGCAACTACTCCGAGTACGCTGGGTCTCGGCGTAAGGCATCGAAGAAAGGTATGCCTAAAAATGTTAAAAGCCATGGTGGTCTCGCGCGTTATGCTAAAACGATGAAGTAGGAGAACCTTTTGCCTACATCAGGAACTACCGGATCAACTGTTTTTAATAACGGTCAAATTATCGACCATGCGTTTCGACGTTGTAAAATGGTTCCCCAGGAAATTGTTGGGGAACATTTGGAGACTGCACTGGATCTGTTGTGGTTGTTTTGCATGACGTTGGTTAACAAGGGCATAAAACTTTGGAATATTGTTCCTATTATTTTGCCTATGTATGAGCGTACACAAACTGTTCCTTTGCCATTAGGTACTGAGAATATTCTCGATATCAATTTGCGTACTCTGACTCGAATTACGGGGACTGCCAGTGCAACGGAGGGTGTCGCGGGTAATGCATTCGATAGTGATCTTACTACTGCATGTACACAGGTAGCTGCTGCGGGTTCGATTACGATGACGTTAACAACGGCGACGGCTATTAATACCTATGGCGTTTTGCCTAACGTATCGGGAACGTGGGATTTTGTGATCGAGATCAGTAACGATAACTTCGTGACTTCGACCACTATTTTGACACGGACGTCACAAGCAGTTGTTGCGGGTGAGTGGTTGTGGTTCGACATTCAAGGCATTGCTAATTTTACAGGGTATCGATTACGGGCAACAGGTACTACTGTCTTGGATGTTACGGAACTGGTATACCAAAACACGCCTCAGGAAATTCCGTTTTATCACACGTTGAATCGAACGGATTACTCGAATCTCCCTGACAAAGTGTCTACAGGGAGACCAACGCAGCTTTGGTTCGATAGACAACGTACAATTCCTGAACTTGAAATATGGCCTGCACCACAGCTTCAATTTACGTTTGCTCAGATCACGGGGTTCGTACAGCGTCAGATGGAAGATGTTGGGGCATTAACGGATGAATTAGAAGTCCCTGATCGTTGGTATCTTGCTATCGTCTGTAGTCTTGCAGCTCACCTAGGGCGAGAAATTAAGGAAGTGCGTGAGGAATTACTTCCACGCCTCGACGCTGATGCTAGGTTTTATTTGAATGACGCTTGGGCAGGTGAGGGAGATGGCTCTGATACCTACTGGCGGCCAAATATTTCGCCTTACACCCGTTGACATGTTAACATTAGTAGATAAATATGCCGCTTTTTATTGATCCTACAGGAAGAAGTACGTATGGAATCGGGATTTGTGCCCGGTGCGCCAGAAAATTCTCGTTAGAAGAATTATTCAGCGATCCTAACTCACCTGGATTAAAGGTGTGTCTCGACGATTTAGATGATTACGACCCATATCGTCTACCAGCACGACGAACTGAAGATGTAACACTGCGCTTCTATCGTCCCGATGAAGATCTGACAACGGGGGGTCCTATTCCAAATGTTGTTTCTCTTTTTGGTGTACGTGGAACTGCTGATGGAGATTTGCGTGTAACAACGGGGGGTGATCTTCGAGTGATCGCCGGACTTACAGAAATAGTGGATCAGTAACATGGCAAACGTAACCGTTGATGAACTTCCTTCAGTCACATTGCCCCTTACGCGAGCAACTACCTTATTGGAAGTTGAGGTTACTCAGGCGGGGGAACAAATCAGTCGAAAAGTAACTGCTGCAGATTTGCTTAGTGCTTCGCAAACTTATACACGTAATGCAGCCATTGTTGAAGACAGGACGCTACTGGCTTCTGCTTCAGCAACAACAATCAATAACAATAACGTTCTCGCTGCATTGATTGCCGATTTACAAACTGCTGGGGTTATCCAGTAAGGAAATAAAATGCCGAATATGAATGCATCACCACAACAAATTCAAATAGCTGCTGCAGCAGGAGTCGAGCTTCTCTCTAACAAAGATCTGTTGGTACCTATGAGTCTAGCTTTGAGTGGGCACCTCGGCGTATTGCAAGCCCTATTGGGCTCTATTGCAAACGGTGACTTACTTGTTATTCAAGTACCTCCTCAGGATAAAGTGGTGGAAGAGAATCCACTAAAGTCTGTTCCAGGTGGGAAAAAAGATGAGGATAAGGCGGGTTAGGAGGACATGTGGCTGATGACAAACCTCAAACTCTACGGAAAGAGACAAGACCGGACGGAACTGAAATTGAACATTATGTCGACCCCCCTGAGGGATCTGTGATGTCACCTAATAGTGATCATTGGTGGAACCATGCGAGTAATTGGGTCCAGCTAGCGCTGGGCTTTATTGCTCTTGGTAGTTTTTTGTTTACTGCTGTGATGTGGGCAATGACGTCTTGGGCTGATGAGCGGTATGTGCAACATCCTCAATTGGTCGAAGCATTGGAAGTACTCAGCAAGTCTATTGATAAGGGCACGGCAACAACTCGTCAGCAGAATCTTGAAGATGAAATTGAGGAGCTGCAAGACGATATTGTTTTCTTTAGTGACGAGGGATCTGAGGCATCGGTAAAGCGTAGGTGCCGCAAGTTGCCGAAGGCGATACGCAAATGGGAGGCCCATACCAATAGTGATTGGGAACCAGATCCTGTAGTGCGTAGTGCTTGTGGGGTTGTGCAATGACACGCAGACAAACGAAATATATTGTAGTGCACTGTTCTGCGACAAATCCTATTAATGACATTGGTGCTGATGAAATCGATCAATGGCATAGACAACGTGGGTGGAACGGAATTGGCTATCACGCAGTTATTCGACGCGGGGGCCTAGTTGAATTCGGACGGCATTTCAATGATCCCGGAGCGCATGTAAAAGGGCATAACTTTCAATCGGTAGGTGTATGCGTGGTTGGAGGTATCGATGCTGGAGGTAATTCGGAAGACAACTTTACGGATGCTCAATACACCTCACTTTACGACGTCTTGCGCATGCTGAAACAGGCTTACCCCGCTGCAGAAGTATTAGGGCATCGAGATTTGTCTCCTGATGTGGATGGAGACGGGGTGGTTGAAGAACACGAGTGGCTGAAAGATTGCCCGTGTTTTGATGTACGTTCATGGTGGAGGAGAAACGTAGAATGAATATTGAAACTATTGGAGGCGCGGCAATTGCTGCGGTGATCTTACTGTTGACAGGTTTTCTAGCCTTGTATCAACAAGAGGGCGTAACTAGCGCTGCGGATATCTCTGAAGCAGCTTGGGTAGTCCTCGTCGGTGGAGCTGCGTTGTCTTTTGTGAAGGACTTCCAAGCTCTTTCTATGAGGCGTGCTATTTCTAAATTAACTAACAAGGATCCTGAATAATGGATATTCTGCTCAACGCGCTAGACAAACTACGGATTGTTCTGTCAAACCCTGCTCTCAGTGGGGGTAGTAGTATCCGGACGAGCGAAGCTTCTGAAATATTGAGGCTCATAATCACACTTGCTCAAGATCCAACTACTGATGCCATGCCCGCAATGGAGATGCTCACCGATACTCTTACTGCAATGGCAGCATTAGGGAGAGGTCCAACACCTTTTGAATGGATAAATATACGTAGGTGTCAGGCGGAATACGATGTACCTCCTGAAGAAGACACCCAAGCTGAGGAAGAGGTGTCGGAGCAGCCGGAACCAGAAAAGAAAAAGCCTAAACCATTGCCTAGAAAAACTTTGTTTAAGAAAGCTACGAAATCGAAAAAGTGAAAGGTAAGAGCAGCCTAGTAACGGGAGGATAAAGCCACGCCAGTTGTCATGACATTCGATTCTCTCCAGAGTGATCTTCGCGCTTATCTGGAACGAGGAACTTCGGTTGATGAGACAGTATTTGATCAATTGCCCAGCCTTATCAATCTTGCCGAGAGAGAGCTTGCGAATGCGCTGAAGATTTTGGGGTTCATAAACAATGTAACGGATACATGGACAATAGGTCAATCGGTAGTTCCAAAACCTGATCGATGGAGGGATACGATCTCGATTAATTTTGGTGTAGGAACTACACAAGTACGGACACCTTTATTTCCTCGCTCTTATGAATACGCAAGACGCTATTGGCCTGATGAGGATTTAACAGATCAACCAAAGTTCTATGCCGATTATGATTACTTCAATTGGTTGATTGCACCCTCTGCGGATTTTGCTTATCCGTTTGAGGTGAACTATTGGGAGTTACCGGCTCTGTTGGATGCAGCTAATCAGACGAACTGGACAACAGATTTTGCTCCTAATGCTTTGTTACATGGTTCACTCTTGCAGGCTACGCCATTCTTAAAGAATGATGAACGTATTCCTGTGTGGCAAGGGATTTATGAAAAGGATATTGCGATCCTTGAGCAACAAGATGTGAGACGCATTATCGACAGGCAGGTTACGAGGGAGAGCGTCTAATGGCTTATGGTGAAGTGTTTGGTGGAGCGCTGCTCTTTCCGTCGCAGCTAAGCTACTTGTCCATTACGACTGCTGTAGATATTATATTACAGTGGCCGACAGAACAACAAGTTGGCGGTACGAATGTCGTCTCAGATTTTCTTGATATCAATACGACGGTTGCATCTCTCAACGTTGATATGCCGTCTGCCAGTGCCACAGGTACGGGTAACAAGGCAACGATTAACAATATTGGTGCCAATACATTTACCGTACGCGACAGTACTGGAGCGACTATCCAAGTTGTGGCATCTGGAGAGGTATGGGTTATCGTCCTCACGGATAACACCACAGCTGCGGGTACTTGGACTACCTTCCAATTAGGTGCAATCGTTTCTGCAGCAAGTGCTTCTGCTCTGGCTGGTGCTGGGCTTAAAGCGATTTCAGCTACTTTGAATCAGATAATTGATTCAGATGTTGAGGGTTCTACACCCTTCACCGTCCTCGACAGTGACCGTGCGAAGTGTTTGATTTATACAGCAGGTGTGGGCGTTTGTAATTTACCTACTCCAGCTACCGTAGGCAACGATTGGTTTTTTGCATTGCGGAATTCAGGGACGGGGGATTTGGTTGCTACTCCTCCTGCAGGACAAATAGACGGAGCGGCTACGCGTACATTCTCTCCAGGAGAATCAGCTTTTATTTTCACGGATGGAACGGACTTCTTTACGGTGGGGTTCGGGCAGTCCGTTGCTTCTATTTTTGATTTTGTTTCCATTGCTATCCCTGGCTCCGGTGATTTTACCTTGTCAGGTTCTAACCTGGATCGAGTCTCATATCGCTTCACGGGAATCCTGACCGGGGATAGGCAGATTGTCGTTCCGAATACCACGCAGCAATATTGGGTGGATAACCAAACTTCTGGAGCTTTTGATCTTTCTATCGGTACAGTAGCTCAGGCTGTTCCTCCTGTTGTTCCTCAGGGTGATCGCGCCATTATGTACTCTGACTCGGTCGATGTTGTTAATGCAACATCGTCGAGTATTACTTTTCCAATCACGATTGCTCAAGGCGGAACAAATGCAATAACAGCTTCTGCCGCACGGTCTAATCTGGGAGCCGCTGCAAGTACCCTAGTTCTGACTGCTGGTGTAGGCTTGGATGGGGGAGGTGATCTTAGTGCAAATCGCACTTTTAATCACACTGCACACACAGGTGAAGTGACAGGTGCCGCAGCACTAACTATTGCAAATAACGCTGTTACAACTGTTAAGATTATCAACAGTGCCGTGACTTTCGCCAAAATACAAGACGTGGTCAACGATGAACGTCTGCTTGGAAATATTGCAGGTGCCGCTCAGCCGGTAGTCGAACTAACTGTAAGCCAAGTGCGCACTATGCTGGGTCTTGCTACTAGTGACACTCCAGTATTTGCTGGATTGACCATCACCAATAAAATCCGAAGCTCGGATGAAACCGCGACCGATCAAAATTCCGGTTCAGAAGTGGTGGACGGTGGGAGCACGTTTAGAAACGTCGGCTTTAACGTTATGCCTATTACAAACATTGCGGTAAACACCGATTTAAGACAAACAACTGCGGGGCACCAACTCCGTTGTACAGCTGTTCTTACCGTTGATATTGATGTGACTACGGATAATTCTCCTGACGGTTCGCCTTGGATAATTGTTAATGAAAGTGGTGGTAATGTCACTGTGACTGCTACAGGGGTTACGTTGACTTGGTTAGACGGTACGGGAGGCACTACTGGTACCCGTACTATTACTGACGGAAGCTGGGTTGAAGTTGTTAAACGCGCAGATGGTCAATACCAGATTGTCGGGAACGGTATCTCGTGAGTGCCGCCACTTTTGCCGCCGCTGCAGCAGCAGCAGCTGAGGGTAGGGCGGATGAGATTCGGTTTGTCTCGCATATACTTACAACACAGACTATTGATCCGACGACAGGTTTTGCTTTTTTTAGGTTTGAAACCGATGGGGATTTAGATTTTCGGGCTGACACGGGCGAAACTCCCGCCGTTATTGCAACCGAGTGGCATCGTGACAATATTATTGCTGGCTTAGGCAATGATTGGGAAGTCAGGGTTACGAAAACAGCCGGAACCAATCCCAGCGCCGGTGACACGCTTAATTTCTGGCACCCTTTGACCTCTTCAAGATTTTGGCGAAATGATACTGCGGCAGTTGGGGTAACAGTAACATCTACCCTTACGATAGAGTTCAGGTTGGCAGGTACAACGACTGTGTTGAAGACACTTACTGGTATGGTCATTGCTGCAGTGATGGATCCGTAAATGAGTGAACAACCTGTAAAAATTCAATCGCAGCCGGGTATTAAGCGTGATGGTACTAAGCTAGAGAGCGAGCACTACACGGATGGTTTGTGGTGCAGGTTCCAGCGGGGTAGACCTCGTAAGATGGGAGGATACCAACAAGTTACCGATACCATACCTGAAGTTGCACGCGGTATTGACAGTTTTTCAAGTAACGGTTTGCAGTTCATTCACATAGGACATCCGAATACTCTCGGGCAGTATCAAGTAAACAGCGGTACGCTAAACGCATTCAATGATCGAACACCCGCAGCGTTCGGAACAAGTGCTGCTAACTTGTGGCAGTTTGCAACATTTGCTGATACATCAGGTACTGGGAGCCACTTGTTAATAGCACACGCTGGAACTAATTTAGGGACTATAGATAGATCTGTAACTACGCCACTCTTTGCGGGTGCTGTCACAGCTACAACGATGCTAGTTACTGCCCCTTTCAACGTAGCTTGGTCGGATGTAAGTGGAGGAATAGTTGTTACAGGTCAGTTCCTCTTTTCCTTTTCGAGTGATGGGCTTATCGAACAATCGCAGATTAATGATCTTTCTCTAGCACCTGTGGCGTTTAACATGGGTACGCAAAAAATCGTAAAAGGATTTGCGCTTCGTGGTGCGGGTGGGGGTCCTGCGGTGCTTCTATGGTCTCTCGATTCTCTAATTCGGGGTACGTTCTTAGCAGGAGGACCCCCTGACTTTGCCTTTGACTTTCTATCGACGGATATTTCAATCCTCTCCTCACAGGGCGTAGTTGAATATGACGGAGTTTTCTTTTGGCCTGGGGTAGACCGCTTTCTACTTTTCAACGGTGTCGTGCGAGAGATGAAGAATGACATAAACTTGAACTTCTTCTTCGACAACCTCAACTTTGTTGAGAGACAGAAAGTGTTCGGCTTTAAGGTTCCTCGCTTTGGCGAGATCTGGTGGTGTTTTCCAAGGGGTGCAGCAACTGAATGCAACCATGCTGTGGTCTATAATGTCCGTGAGAACACTTGGTACGATACTGCATTACCTGATTCTGATTCTGTAGATCAGGGGCGAACTGCTGGGATTTTTGCAAAAACTTACCAGAAACCTTTTATGGTGGACAACGAAGTCACTGCAAATGGGCGTACCCTCTGGCAGCATGAGACTGCTGTAGACAGGGTTCGATTGACTGAGGTGAATGCAATTCAGTCGTTCTTCGAAACTCATGAAATATCAATGCTGGAGCAAGGAGAGAGTACAAAAGAATTACGCGTGGCAAGGATCGAGCCTGATTTTGTGCAGACGGGTAACATGACGCTGACAGTACGCGGGCGACAGAATGCGAAAGCGCCTCAAACGACAGAAACAGCTAAGACGTTTGTGGCATCACCTACAACGGGTACGGATGAGACGATCAAAACAAAAAACATCAAACGATTAATGAGTTTCAGATTTGAATCGAATGTGCAGGGGGGTAATTACGAACACGGTGATTCCTATGCACATATTGAAGATGCTGATGGGAGGATCGAGTCATAGTTATTCACCCACAAGGGTTTGATAATGTGATCGAATGGGCAGATCGCATGGTGTTGCTTCTGGAAATCGATGTCGACAATATGCCGCGCCTCGACGATCCTGAGCAGTGGCAAGCGTGGGCGACGAGTATCTTCGGCGAACCTGATGTAAGCGGGCAGGACTCGCCGGATCCGTACGCATTCGACACGTGGCAGGAATGGGGTGAGCGCCTGTTTCAGACGCAGGATTACGCAGGGTAAGAGCAATGGTACATAGCGTTCAAGAATACTTGGAGACTGCGATTGATCCGTATACGTATACCTCTGGATTGCTTGGTGGAGGAGATTACGGTCGGTATGTTGCTCCGGGAAGTCCGTTTACTGATACCCCTCGATTGTTTCCAAATCTTACCCCTAACTTGGAGTACGACGATCCAGGACTGCCTGTCATCGATCCTGTAACAGGTGCAGTAGCTCCAGCAGATCAACCATATACGTACGATGAGTATGTAGCGGCGCAAGAGGCAGGCATTGTAGATCCCAATGCAGTCTTGCCCCCTGAGTTTGATCCAGAAGCTGGCCCTGATCCGACCACGTCTCCTTATTTTCCTGGCCTTCCTGATTGGTGGGTCCCCGGACTTCCATGGCCTTGGCCTTTTCCTCAAGGAGAGGCTCCTAGTCCGGCGGATCTACCAGCACCTGAGGCGGGTCTCCCTCCGCTTCCAACCGAATTTGAATGGCCCGAGGGACTTCCGGCACCTGACGCTAAGCTACCTCCATTACCTTACCCCTCGGGGCCGGTAACTCCTACTCCTGGGCCAGTAGGAGCGCCTGCGCCTGCCCCGGTACCGCAACCACGAACAGCTGCGCCTCCTGGTACAGCTGCACCACCTGGTGGTGTTCTTTCCCAAATAGGAGACGTGCTTGATGTGGGGCTCCCTCTTTTGGGACTCATAGGTGCCATTACTGCTGACGATTATGAAGAGGGAGATCCGCCCACTTTACCTGGTGATTTTGGGGGAGAGACGCTACCTCCATTGCCTCCGGTAGCAAGGCACTTTCAGGGTCTTCCGGACGAGGAAAGTTACTACACTTACGGGCAAGTAGGTGCTCCGCAGAGCGGTGAAGCCTTATTTCTTGCACCCGAAGTGAATCCTTTCTCCACGGAGGTCGAGGCTCCTCCTGGGGGACTAGGACAAGTTGTGGGGCCCCCTTCTGTAGGCGGGGGCTTCCAGCGGGGTGGTGAGGTCGATTATTGGGAGCAAAACGAGGATGTCTTCACCACAGCTCCTCAGGTGAGCGCACAGGGGCGTTACGTTAGGGGCGAAGGATCGGGTAGGGATGATACGATTCGAGCACAGCTAAGCGACGGGGAGTACGTCATGGACGCTGAGACGGTAGCCCTACTCGGAGATGGATCGGGTGATGAGGGGGCGAGACGACTTGATGCGATGCGTCAGAACCTTCGCAAACACAAGGCCGAGAAATATCGTAAGGGTGAATTCAGTCACAAGGCAAAGAATCCCAACAAATACATGGGTAAATTACGTAGACGCGCAAAAACTTATGAACACGGAGGCGTTCATAATGTCGGCAAAGGTGGGAGGGTAATCTGATGGACTTGATTGTTCGTCTCTACAAAATTACCAACCTAGTCAATGGAAAAGCCTATGTAGGGGCCACATCTAAAACCCTGCAATTTAGGTGGAATGCTCACAAACGATGGGCTCATTACAAAAACCGGAAGTATATTCACAATGCTATTCGGAAATATGGCTCCGAATATTTTGAGATGAAACAATTAGGGTTTTGCCGATCACGAGAAGCAGCTGCTAAGCGAGAGCGTAAGCTCATCAAAGAGCACGGAACTTTGTGGCCTGATGGCTATAACCTCACAAGTGGTGGTGAGAAAAATATAG